GTTCCACCACCAGCATCTGTTGGAGCAACAGTAAATAAAGCAACATACACAGTTGGCATAGTGTATGAAGTTGTACCAAGAAAATGATCTAAAAGTTTATTTTCAAGATAATTAGAAAGATTTCCTGCCACTGCTAGACCTCCTGATTATTATAATACATTTCCTTTTCTTCATCACTAGGCAATCTAAAATTATCAAGAGCAAGTAAAGTTTTTGCAGTTTCCGCATCTAATTCAGCCATACGATTTTCTTTATTAAATTTAAATCCATTTGGCATTAAATATCCAGCACCGCTCTCATAATAAACAACAACTTTTTTAACATCGCTAGCAATATCAGTATTCTTTTTTACAGTTTTCTTTTCAACAACTTTTTTCTTTAAATTAGTACTTTCAGAAGTAACAATATTTGTCATATATCAATCCTATCATTTTAAAAAGATTAAATCAATTGACAGAATAAAGGCGGGGTGCGATTGCACCCCGCCAATATTCCATTCAGTTCTGAATGATTAGAGCGTGCGCAGCTTCACGTTCTTTGCAATGACATAAGAATCTGCATTCTCAACATTGCAAGCAACGCGCATAAACTGCGTATACTCAATTGTGTCCTTCTTGGGCTGGAACTGACGATACACTGTGATGTCACGGTGCATACCCACAACCTTGTTGTTGGGGAATGTCAGCTCAACATAACCGTGGTTGCCCGAAGCGCCCGAGTAGTCACCCGAAGCGGTCTCAGGCATTAACGGAACCTCCACAAGGGGGATACCATAAGGAGCAAGGCCAGTTGCGCCAGCGCCACCGTTTGCACGGATAGCACCATTCATGAATGCCTGCTCACCAAATGTTGAACCAGGGGCGGGAGCGCCTGCGGTTGCAACAGTTGCCGAGTTGGGATTCTGAAGGCTGAACGCTGTGTCCTGAACGACAGCAGGCCCAGTAAAGAAGCGAAGCTCATTGCGACGCTGCAGATACTTGTTGGGCATGTTGCGCAGCACGCGGTCATACGACGCGCGCGACACATTGTTGCCACCCTCATCCACAACTGTGCCGCTCGTAAGAGCAAGCTTGACGAAACCGTTAAGAGCCTTCAGCAGGCCGTTGTTGGACGAAGTGTTGCCATTAATGAGAAGATCGTCAAGATCATTAGCTGTCTGACGAGCCATCATCTGTGCAATGTGGTCCTCTAAGCCAGCGCCCTCAATGTTGTCCTCAAGAGCCTCTGTGCTGATCTCCCAGTCAAGACGAAGCTTGACGCTGGAGAGCGATACCTTGGAGAAGGTCAGAGCAGCATTGGACGCTGTGTCCGTTGCCTCTGTTGCCTTTGCCATAAGACGGGTGCCTACCGACACCTTGTCAATGTCCAGTGTGGGTGTACGCATGCGCACAACGCGAGCGTTCTGCATGAGCACCGACTGGTCAACGACGAAATCAATAAAACGATTAGCCTGCTCAGCATTGAGAAGACCGCCCGAACCTTCACTTACATCGGATGTGGTTACTTCATTTGCCTTAGCAAGGATCTCTTCCTGTGTTGCCATAGTTACTATTCCTCCTTAACTAATTATTGCTTGTAGCCCAAGGAGTTAATAACTCTCTGGGGCAGATAAACATTGTTCCACACGGACTTCGGTTCGGCAGACTTCTTTAACTCCACCTCTTCTGTCTCTTCTGTGTCAACGCTCTTCTTCATTGCGCCAGCCTGGGCGAACTCTTCGACCTTGGCTGTCTGCTCAGTGAGAGCCTGCTCAGTTGCCTCAAGCTTCTGAGTGAGCTCTGTCTTCTGTGCATCAAAGTTCTTAGTTACTTCCTCAATCTTGGCATTAACGCTCTCCTCAACCTCACCTTTAAGCGAAGTTGCAAAATCGTTAAGCTTCTGATCAATTACAGAACTAAGTGCTTCTTTGAGAACTTCAATATCCATTTGATTCTCCTCCACTTGTTCCACTTCTACTTCACTTTCAACTGAAGTTTCAGTAGCGACGGACTTCTCCAGTCCTTCATTGTTGGGCTCATTCATGAGCCAAACAATAAACTTTCTCATAAGCGAAATTTTATTATCTGTCAATGAATTTTCCATAGGGTTTACAGTAGCATAATTTTCATCTTTTTGCAATGTTTTATTGGCATTATCTACTTCTAAAACATGTTGGCAATCACATTCGGATTCACACTCACATGTTTTAACTTCAGAATTGTCATTTTTCATTGTACTCTCCAAATCATCATATAGAGAATCAAGCAACATATTCAACATTGCATTATTTTCGTCATACTCTATATGGTCAATATCCATATCTTCAATTTCTTCAATTAATCTATCAAATAAATCTGTAGAGAAATCATTTTCATCATAAGACTTATTTTTCTTTTCTTTTGTATTACGATACCTTTCAAGCAGGCGACGACCTTTTGCTGCAAGTTTTGCAGCATCAGATCTATCCTGCGGGACTGGCTCACCCCAAGCCGCTGCAGAGAGCGCAAGCCGAGTTGGTTTGCCATTTGGTTTTTTCATAGGACCAGATGGGTTTGTAAAAAATCGCACGAGGAAAGAACCTTTGCGGCGCATTTTTTCTGGAGTATTTGCTGGCCCTTTAACGCCTGGTTTAAGATTTGCACCCTCAGTTTGCTTGAAGTGCCTTCTGCCTGCCGCAGTCAGACCGCCCTTGGGATCTCTAAGAGGCTGTTTTGCTTTTTCAATAACATACTCACATTTATCATCACAACATTTAAGAACATAATTTAAATCATTTGTATCAGAATTAAATTTAACAATATCAATAACTGCAAGTGGATTTGCAGGATTATCAACAAGACTTAATTCACCAAGCTCATATTCTTTGATAAGATGCATTTGTCTACCATTATGCATTTTGCCAGCGACAGCTTCTTTCTTTAAAATTTTTCCACCAATCGAAAATGCACGAAGAGTACCATCAAGAACTTTTTCCCAAGTGCTTTGGGCTCCCTTAGAAATATATGCAGAAACTTCAATTGCATTATATTCTTTACCATCAGGACCAATAAGTTTTTTTGGAGTATAAGAAATTGCTTTACCAACAGCAATTGGTGAATGCATCTCACGAATATTTCCAGCCCAATTTTTAAATGCAATTTCAGAACCAGAAAAATCTACAATATCACCAGCTTTGTCAACATTATCTGCTGTTGCAATACCAGTAACAATGCGTTCCTCTTTTTTTATAAAATTAATTGGAAATGAAAATGAAAAGTCGCTCATAGTCCCCTATGATATTTTATGACTGATTTGCAATAAACGCAAATCAGGCAACAGCATAAACGGCAACAGTAACATTTGCCGTTAACACCTGAATTTTGGTGTAGTCACCAGGAATTTCTATATAGGCCTTATGCTGATTAGCATGCGGAACTAAAACTGTATGGGGACCACCATTTAATTTAACCTGTGCATCCGTATTCGAATCTATATTCATAAGATATAAACAAGTAGTGTGCGCATTAAAACTCACTGTATTATTAGCGCTCGTAATCCCTACACTGCTATAAACAACACCCATTCCTTCACTCATTCAGAGCCTCCTGTATCCTGATTTTCTCCTCGCTCAGCCTGATCACCAGACTGTCTGGGATCTGAAGCGCCTTCTGGAGTATCGGCTCTAGCATTTCTTGGCTGATCCGACATATTATTAGAATTTCCAGGAGGAGCACCAGGCCCACCCTGTTCTTTCTTAACTCTTGTTGGGAACGGAAGCGGTTCATCACCATCCATCCGCTCTGGCAATCCGAGGCCCGAACGAACTTCATTGGGAGAAATAACTTCTGTTCTCAAATATCTATCATTAATTCTAGACTGAATGTCCTCATCAATCAAGTCAATAGTCTTAAAATGTATTGTATAAAGGTCTGTGAATTCCATCATCATACGATTAAGTCTTTTCTCAATAATCGCTTGATCTGGACCAACAACCTGCATTTTAAAAGTTTTATCAGAGTCTCTAGATACCGCTAAGTTCGCATTATCATAAACACCGACTTTTGGAGCGGGGACTCTATTGGCAACCAGAATTTCATCTCTATTTGATTTACGATATTTATCAAATGATGCATCCTGAATGCCAGCTTCCAGTTTTTCAAATCTGATGTCGGTATCTGCACCAATTGAGGAAGGAATCGGTACTACAAGAGTGCCATGATTACGGCCTTTAACTTCTTTTCGGAAATAATTGATAAGTTCTTGCTTAGACTTATTGCTTAATTTTGCACCTTTGAGAATAATTGCATAGCGAGGAATTGCTTTATTTTCAAAATAATCAATATTATATTCTTTTGCAAATTTATCACCAACAATTGCTGCAGCAGCAGACACAGCCGAGGGGACGCCATAGTAAGTATTTTTTGGCGTATAAATTTTAAAATGGATTATTTCATTTGGACGAGGATCTGAATTAATCGGGTCTTCAGTTGTTGTATCGCCATAATTTCTAAAATATACTGCTGAAATTTTATTATGCCGAGCTATCTGAACAAACCCATCGCGCTTTCTTCTAACACGCACCATCGTGCCTGGAATGTGTCCAATATAACCAACTTCTCCAGCATTATTTCTACCGATCTCAAGATATCCATTTCCAATTGTAAGAACATCTTGCCAAACTTTAATCATCGTTTCATTAAATGTCTCTTCGGTATTAACATTTTCAAAAAGCTCTTCAAGACGCTCTTTCTCATCCTGCAATGATTTTCTTACACGGTCAAGTTTTTCTGGATCATCTGCCGACTTTTCAATTTTTCTTCTTGCTTTCAAAGTTTCTTTGAACTCATAGCCAACGCCAACAGTGTTCATGACTCTTGCCATTACAGACGCATGATGAATAGCACTTGAATCAAAAAGCCCAGCAAGATTATCTAAATCATAAGGAGGATTGACAATATCATAAAGAGAATAACCGTCAAGAGTTTCTGGATCAATGTACTTTGTTGCTGTACCATCCATGCCCTCATACTTTTTTGCAAGCCGACCGACGCGGCGCTTCATCTTTGGAGAAAGTGAATCAAAAGAAATTTTCTTAAA